TGCCGAATGTGACCAGCACCCGATCGGCGACGACGTTCGGTGTCCCCATTCAAGCGTCCTCTTCAATCTGAAGGTCGGAAGTCCAAATCTGCGGATAGGGCCGCGCCACGGTGGGAGGCTCGGTGAAGGCGCCGAAAATCCCTTGGCCGAGTGCGGCGTCAGACTTGGCCGCAAACACCTGCCCAGTGGTGCCGACTGCCATCGCCATGGCTTCCATCTGGGCTGCCTCGGTGCTGGTAAGCGCCGGCAGGGTGAAGCGCTCGATGCGATAGGGCCGGCCAAGCGTGGCATAGCGCGTGCCTGTCATGCCGGTGCGCGACACGGTGCCGGGATCGCGTCCAGCGCGGGCTGCGCCAAAGGCGTAGCCACGCGCGGTGATGAGTGCCGCCCCCACCCAGACACGGCCGATTTGCAGGTAGCTGTCGCCAGCCGACATGCCGAAGGTCAGGCGCCAGTAGCGGGCGGAGACTCCCCCCGCACTGCGCCAGCCCCAGACGCCCCAGGGCGACATGGTGAAGGTGGCGCCGCCGGTGTCCAGCGCCGTTGCACCGCCGGACGCGGAGCCGGCCGTGAGCCGGACCGTGGCGCTCGATGTCGGAAGCACGCCATCGCGCGGCGCGCCGATCGCCACCACATTGACCGTCTTGGCGCTGCCCAGGTCGACCTCCACCCAGACCGTCGCCGCACCCAGGCTGCCGCTCCTCCATACGTCATTCATCTGCGGCGTGAGCAGGCCGGCTGGCCCGAGGTCGGAGGCTTGGCTGGAGACCGTCACCGTGCCGGCGTCGGCGAGGTTCGCCCATGACAGAAGCGCGCCCATCAGCCCCACAGCTCCAGTTCTGCGTTGTCGCCGCGCGCGCTGATCGAGCGCACCAGGAGTGTACGGCCGGAGGTGAGCGCGGAGGCGTATTTCCAGGTGAGGCGCACAGGGGTGCCCAGGCCGAACTGCCACCACGGCAGGCCACCAGCGTTCGGACCGAGGCGCACCAGCCAGGAGCGACGCGGCACCTTGAACAAGGACAGCAGGTCAGCCGCCACCGCGGTCGCCTCGCCGGCACTGTCCAGCACGCCCGGCACGTCCTCGCCGTCCACCGCCAGCGGATAGGCGGACTGCACCGCGGTGTCGCTGTCGACGGCGGTGCGCTGGAGGCGGCTGTAGTAATCGCGATCCGCCGCCGACACGGACGTCACCAGGTCGGCGCCGGACTGCACCAGGTCGAGGCGCTGGTAGCCGACACGGGCCCGCCACCACGGCGGCAGCGCACCGGCAACTTCCTCAGGCGGGGCGGCCAGCATGGACTCGCGGATGGAGATGCCGGTGCCCAGGGTCTCCGGCGCGGTGACGGCGCCACCGATCCAGTTGCCATTCGTGTCGGTACCCCACCAAGCCGTGCCGAGGCCTGCTGCAAGCCTGTCCAGCGCTTCTGCGGCCGTGCCGCCGCGCACCACGATGCCAGCCTCCGCGGCGCGCCATGCCGCGAAGGCCGTCGAGCTCACGGTGGTGCCGGTGGAGACGCTGAGGATCTGTGCCGCGAGCGCGCCGGCCGTCGCCGGATAGCCGCCGAAGGCCGTCGAGCCGCGCGCGTCCGCGGTGAGGCGCACGGGCACCGCGCCGACGCGGAAGTGACCGGTGGCAAGACATGTCTGGAACGTTCCCGCGGCTACCGTCGCGGACTGGAGCGCGGCATAGCTGGCCACGTCGCCGCCCGGCACCAGCGCCACACCGGCATCGCGCACGGCCAACACCTGCGACATGGCGCCGTCGTGGAGCTGGTAGATCAGCTTCCCGGCCTCCACCTGCACCGGCACGATGTTGCGCACCAGGCCGAACAGGCGCGGGATGTTGGCGCCAGCCAGCGCGGCATCACCGTTGATACCGCCGGCGCCGGTGTAGGTGCCGCAGGCGGAATCGTTGAGGTTCTTCGCACCGGACTGGAGCGGCATGCGCAGTGTGGACGTGCCGCCGAAGGCTGCCGCTGTCTTGAGCGTGGCCACGCGCTCGAAGGTGGAGCGCGGTGCGTGTACGGGGCGGCGGTGCGGCGCGCGGTAGATCGTTACGGCACGTCCCGCCACAGTCCAGTCGCCAGTGAGGCTGTTCACGCCACCATCGCCGTTGGCGATCCGCAGTTCACCGGCGCTGATCGAGGTGCGACGCTCCTGAGAGGGATAGACCGGGATCGACAGCTCAAGGGCTGGTGGCTCCAGCAGGCGGGGCGGGTATTTGCTGATGGGGGCGGTGTCTGAGGGCTCCTTCAGCCAACCGCGGTCGGAGACGGCCACGGTGGCGCTGTCGGTGACGATCTCCACCAGCCACACGGACGGCTCGGTGCGCGCCGTCTCGGCCGTGGCGCTGGTGGCGGGACCGGTGGCGGTGATGCCGAAGGCGAAGGCCGCAATTGGCGCGGCGGCGACGGGGCCGAACATCATGCCGCACGCAGCCGCGCCGTGCGCAGCTCCTCACGCAGCTCGGCCACCTGCATCTTGAGCGCCGCCAATTCGTCAATCAGCGGCACCATGTCGATCGGCTGCTGGCTCGTCGGCAGGCCGCGCACCGCCGGCAGGTTCTCCAGGCTGGACACCACCATGGAGCGCAGCGCGGCGAACTGCGGGCCGGACGCGTAGGCAGCCCGGCCAGCGCCCAGCAGCGTGTCGGCGCTGCTGGTGATGCGCGCCAGTGCGCTGGCGTCGCCGGCCTGCGCCGCGGCCAGATCGGCGCCAAACAGGCCCTGCGCGGCGGCGAAGCGATCCACCGGTGAGGCGCTGGGATCGTTCGCGCTCAAGCGATCGAGGTAGGCGCGGATCGCCTGGCCTTCGTTGTTCTGCTGCGCCTTCACGGCATCGAGGGCTTTCTGGCGGGCATCGGCGAGGCCTTCCTCGCTCAAGCCGTATTCCTTGGCCTTGGCGCTGAGGTCGTCAAACTGCTTGCCGATCTCCTCCAACTGCCGCGCCAGCTTCTGCGCCGGCGTCTCGGTGAGGTTGCGGATGGTGTCGCGGACGGCGGTGAAGCCTTCCACGAACTGCTGCAGGCCACCGAGATCGGAGAATGTCCGGCCTGTCAGCGCCCCCGCCAGCTGGTTGTCGTTGGCGGCGCCGAAGCGCAGGCGGGTGAATGCTTCGTTCAGGTTGCCGGCGTCCGCCCAGGAGTAATCCGCGCCGTTCTTGTTGCCGCCCACCACAGAGACGCCGCCCACCGTCAGGCCGCGCGCGGCGAGGTAGGCATTGGTGGCCGCGACAAGCTGATCCGCCGCGGCAAACATCTGCGCGCCGCTTTCGTTGTAATACTGGCGGCTGATCGGGAGGAGGCTGCTGGCCATCTCGTTCGTAGGCGTGGCGTCTGGCCCCCAGCCGGCGGACTGGAGGCGGAAGCCGTAGCCGCGGACGGACTCGCCGGGGCCGATGAGGCCGCCGCCGAGCCCGCCCAGCGTGCCGCCGATAAGACCACCGAGCGGGCCGCCGATCAGGAAGCCAGCAAGGCCGCCAAGGCCGGAGCCGATCATGCCGTTGGTGGACTGTGCCGAACTGCGGCCGAGGGCGGAGTTGAGCAGGCTGGAGATGGCTAGGCCGCCGCCGATGCTGCCGAAAGCGCCGCCGAGCGTCAGTTGCGAGCCGCCCATCAGCGACGTGCCGTAAGTGCCAAGCAGCCCGGGCGTGCCAGCGGTGCCTGCGATGGTGATACCGCCCAAATCCGCAAACGAACCGCCGACAGTGCCGGCGGTGCCAAAAATTGAGCTTCCAATCCCGGAGCCGCTGATGCCAAGCGAGCCGAGCAACCCGTCCTTCGGCAGCAGCGACGACAGGCCGAGCAAGTCGCCCATGCCGATCCCGGTGCTGCTGCCACCGAACGCCGCGCTCAGCGTCGGCCGCGGCCCGCCAGAGCCCACGAACAGGCTGTTGAGGATCGGGTTCACGATCGCCAGCTTGGCGAAGTCCGTCACCACAGACGCCGCGATGCCGCGCGCCACGTTGCCGAAGTTCACCGCCGCGCCCTGGCCCGACACGAAGGCGTCCACCATCGCATCGCCCAACCGCTCGAAAGCGCGCTCGCCGATGGACACCACGGCATCGAAGCTGCGCTCGTGGTATTTCCTGATCGCCTCGGCTGCCTGCTCCTGCGCCTTCGCCGCTTCCTTGGCGATGCGCTCCTGATCCTTCAGGTATTCCTTGACGTGCGCATCGGCGTCGGCGGCTTCCTTGCCCACCTGCTTGTGGGCGTCGGCAAGCTTCTTCAGACCATCGGCCAAGTCATCGTTGGCCAGCTTGCGCTGTGCCGCTGCCTGCGCGCTGGTGATGGCGCCGGTGGCTTCCGCGCGCTCGATGATCTTCAGCCGATCCGCGTTCTCCTTGCGGAGCTTAAATTCCTTGTCCAGATCAGTGCGCAGCTTGTCGAAGTCTGTTTGTGCGCGCTGGCGTGCCGCCTCGGCGGACTGCCGCGCAGCGTCCGCAGCCTCCGCGCGCTCCATCTCGCGCGCCTCGCGGCGGATCTCGGCCTGCCGCGCAAGCGCCGCTTGAAGATCGGCGTCGGCAATTTCCATCGCCTGCTGCAAGCCCGGCGACACGTCACCGTATGCGCTGGCGGCACGCTCAGCGGCCACTTGCCGCGCAACATTGGCCCTCTGGCGTTCAGCCGCCGCGACAGCCTGATCCGCCGCCTCACGCTCGCTGGGCGCGATCACACGGCCCGCCGCACTCAGCGCCGCCGCGCCCTGCTGCATGAACCGCGCGAACGTCTGCGACAGGCCAGTGATCCGGTCCAGCCGCTCGCCAAAGTCCTGCGTCGCCGCCAGCAGTATGTCCTTGGCGCGGGACATCGTGACCGGCATCTTCTCAAACTCGGCGCCGATCTTCTCAGTCGCGCGGAGCAGCGCCGGGAACACCGTGTCCGCGGTGAGCTTGCCCTCGCTGCCCATTTGCCGAAGCTGGCCGATCGACACACCGAGTTCCTGCGCCAGTTTCTGCGCAAGCTGCGGCATGTTCTCCAGCAAAGAGCGCAGCTCGTCGCCTTGGAGCGTGCCGGAAGCCAGCGCCTGGCCAAGCTGTTGCACCGACGCCGCCGCCTCGGCCGCGCTGGTGCCCGCCACGATGCCGGCCTTCTGGATGCCGGACACCAGTTGCAGCACCTGAGCGTTGGTGCCGCCGATTTCCTTTGCCGCAACGGCAAAACGGGAGAACGCGCCGGCACTCTCCGCCACCGCCACGCCGGTTTGCTGCGACAGCTTGAAAAGCTGCTCGTAGACCTGCGTCGCCTGCGCCACGCCGCCGGTGGAGGAGGCAAGCCGCGCCATTGTGGCGGTGGCCTCGTCGCCGGCCTTGGCGATCGCGACGGCGCTGGTAGCCGCAGCCGCGCCGAGCGCCACGATGGCCGTGGTGAGGCCGCCAGCCACGGCAGACACGCCGGTGAACACGGAGCCGACGCTGCCGAGCGAGCCGCCCATGCCGATGAAAGCGCGCTGCACCACGTCCACCGACGTGCCGAGCTTCTGAAACTCCGGCTGCGCGTTCCGGCTGGCGGCCTGGATCGTCTGAAATGCGCGCTCGCCGGCCGGGCCAAGCGCCTCGAGCTGGCGCTTTACCTGCTCCGCACCCTCGGCCGAGATGCGGATGCCAACGGTGGGACGGCTACCGCTCATCGTGCCACCCTCGCCAGTTCAGACTGTGCCGCCGACGCGAACCGGCCCGGCGCGCGTGCTTCCACCTGCGCCACGTTCAGCCGCTTGCGGAGCGACACCTGGCGCATGAGGAAGAACATCGGGACGAACCTCCGCTCGGCAGCAAACTGGCGGCGCATGGCTTCGGCGCCCTTGCGGTTGCCCGTGAGCACCCGCGCATAGCGGCCCGCGAATAGCTGGATGCGGCCGCGCTTCGTCGTCTCGGTGCGCAGCGGCAGACACCACAGCTTGACGGCGGGATTGTCAGTCGGCCGGACAAAGCCGCCGGCGCGGAACATCTCTTGCGGCGTCACGCGCACGGGAAACTGGCCGTCATTGCTGCGGCGATTGCCCACGCGGTTCACCGGCGTCGGAATGGCGAGGTAGCGCCGGCCCTTGGCCTGGATCACCGCGCCCGTCTCAAAAATCCGCACCACGTCGGCCATCCGGCTCGTCACCAACGCCGCCGGCCGCAGCGACGTGGCGCCAACGCCCGGCCGCGGGTAGACGTTCAGCCGCCAGCTATTCGCCAGCGCACGGCCGCCGTCGCGGAAGCCGGCACCGCGCGCCTGTGCGCGCAAGTCGTCCTGTGTCTGCTTGCCGGCCGTCGCCACTGCGCGCCGCAGCGCACCGGCCACCTGCCGCACCTGCTGATCCATGGCGGCGCGAAGGTTGCCGGTGACGCTTGCGTGTAGGAGGCTCATCCGCGCCCTCGCAATTTGCGATCAGCCTCGCGCATGTCGGCGTCGATGGACGTGAGCGTGGCGAACGCATCGACAACCCACGCCGCTTGATCCGCCACGCCGCCAACGTCCGGCCAGTGAGCGGTGCCGGCCTCACCGCGACAGGCCGCCCAAAGCCGCACGAACTCATGCCATTCCGGCCCGATCGTGAGCCGTGGGTTGTCGCCCGGCCAAGGCTCGCCAGCCACCAGCCAGTCAGAGCCATCAACGGGCCTCAGCCCTCCGGCGTAGGCGTCGGGCTCTCGTGCGACGGCGAGAGCGCCGCGGAGTTTCCCTCCGCACTCCGGCCAAGCATGGCCAGCACGTAGGCACGCCAGCCGACAATGCCGATCTCCACCGCCGGCAGTTCTTCCAGCAGATCGTCAGGCACCACGCCGTCCACCCGCGCGAACACCGGCAGGCCAGGGCCGCGCCAGTCGCGCAGGCCGTAGCGCGCCGCGACGTAAGGCACCGCGTCGTTGTGGCGCATCTGCGCGTCGATCAGCGCGGCATAGGCCGGCACGTCCGCCACAGCCTGCTCCACCACCGCCAGCCGCGCCTGCACGCTGGTATCTTCCGGTGCCGCCTCGGCCTCGTCCACGACGGCAAGGCAGGCGTCGAGGTTGGCCGGCTGCACCTGGCGCAACGCCTCGCGCATTCCCTCCAGCAGCGCCGCACGCTCCGGCGCGATACCGCCGACGCGCCGCAGCTCGCGGCGCATGGCCGAACGCTCGCGGTAGGTGAGTGGCTGGAGGAGGTAGGAGCGCGGCGATCTCGGTGGCGTGAACCACTCGGTTTCGCGCGCGCTGAACACGACAGGCGTTTCGTCGGCCATGAAGGCTCCGGGTTAGAAGTGGGAGATGTAGAAAGCCGCGTCGGCGCCGTCCGCCTGGAAGCTGATGCCGTGCTGGCCCAGGCCCTCGCGGTTGCCGGGGTCCATGCCGACCACCTTGGCCAGCGGCACGGTGAGCAACATGCGGTTGCCGGCCGTGCTGCCGATGATCGCCATGAGGCTCATCGCCGTTCCAGCGCGGAAGGCCGAGAACAGGGACACCGAGTTGCTGGTGTTCATGTAGGGATCAAGCGTGCCGGCGGTGTCGCGCTCCACCGGAAGCGCCGGGCCGTAGCCTTCCGCGCTCTCGGGATCGTCCGGCAGGATCACGTTGACGCCGGCGCCGATCGAGAGCGTCCGCACCTGCGCCAGCGCCTTGTTCAACTGGCACTTGCCAGCCACGAAGCGCGGCGGCACGACGGCTACGCGCGTGTTGGCGGCCGTTGCCGCGCCGGCCGGCAGAGCCGTGGCGGACTTGGTGGCGAACTGCGCGCGCAGCTCAAAGCTGATGAACCCAATGCCGCCGGTGGTGAGTTCGATCGAGGCCGTCCCCACCGCGCCGGTGAACGTCCACAGCAGGCCGTCCGCGTAGAAGTAGACGGTGGCCGTCTTGTAAACGCTCTCGTCCGAGGTCGGGCTGTAGAGCACGTTGATCGGCACCTGAAGCAGCGACGCCGTGGTGAAGGCCGTGCTGGCCGTCTCACCCACGGTAATCACGCGGCCGGCGGTGTAGTCGATGATGCCCGTGGTGGTGGCCGCCGTGCCAGTGACGATCAGCGGCATCCCACGATACTGCTGCGCCGTCGTGCCGAACGGCGTGGCGGCGGTGACGGTGGTGGTGGTGCCGGCGGTGGCGGCAGTCGGCGCACCCACGGCGGAACTCGTCACCGTCTCCGCGAACGTGCAGCAGCGCAGCAGCTTGCCCCACTCCGGCGCGGTGCCGGCAGTGCCGGAGCCACGCAGCGGCATCCGCAGGCGCAGGCGGGGCCGCAGGCCGCCGACGATCCCGGCGGAACGGTCCAACGAACCGTTGTATTCCGGGATGTCGATCACCTGCGGGTCAAACTGCACCTCACAGTCCGTCCCGATCCAGTCGGATGCCGCCGGAGTGCCGGCGATGGCGTCGGTGCCAACCGTCGTCTCGATCTTGGCGGCAACGGCCGCGAACTTCATCCGCACCAGGTTCGTGGACATGCGAGGCTCCATCGAAGGGAAAGCGGCGCCGTCACGGCGCTGCGGTCAGGCTTGCCCAAGGCCAGATGAGGCTACGCGGCGTAGGGAGTGCCCAGGCCGCCAATGCAGAGGACGCTGAACCGCGCCGCAAACTCGCCGGCCGGCTTGGCGCTTTCGTCGGCGTCGTAGAGCCGGATTTCCGCGCCGTCCTCGGCCACATCGCCCACGCCGGACACCGCAGGCGTCCAGCCAGCCAAAGCCGCCACGACACGCGCGTGGAGCGCGGAAAGTGCCTGCTCAATGGCCAGATCGCTGGAGCCGCGCACGTAGCCGGACACCACGAACGCCAGCGTGTAGTGGGTGGCCAGAGGCTCGGCCGTCTCGTCTGCCGTCCAGTCGGTTGCGGTAAGCACCACGCGCGGCAGGTGTTCGGCGTCGGTGTCCACCGGAGCGCGACGCGCGCGCTCGACGGTGACGCCGGAAAGCTGGGACGTGAGACGCGCGGCAATGGCCGCCAGCGCCGCCTCGCGGAGTGGCGTGCTCATGGCATCAGCGCCGACAAGGTGAGCCGCCAGGACAGGCCCAGCGTGTCGCGCTCGGCGTCCTCGACGGTGTAGACGGTGGCGCCCAGCTTCACCTCGTCGCCGCGCTGCGGCGTGTAGGCCAGCGCCGCGGTGAGCACGTCGGCGTAGAGGTAGCCGGCACGTGCGCCAGGGCCGCCGAGGCCGCCCATGATCTCGTTCGGCGCGGTGCGGATGATGCGGGCCGATGCCCATGGCCACGGCGGCCGGCGGTAGCTGGCGGGCTCGGCCATGTTGGGGTCGGCGTGGAGGGTGGCGCGCGCCACAGCGAAAGCTGTCATTTGCCGCGCGCCTTCGCCTTGGCCGGTTCCGGCGGGTTGACGAACACGGAGCGCGGATCGCCGTCAAACACCGTCGTGCCGTTGTGAGTGAGCAGGATGTTCGGATCGAGCCACACGTCGCCGCCGATGGCGCGCCACCGCTGGCAGAAAGCGTAATCCTCGCTCCAATACTGGCGCGTCTCGTCGTCGGTGTAGGTGCCGAACAGGTCCAGCACTCGCCGCTCTACCGTGTTGCCGTCGCGATACCAGAGTTCCCGATACGCGCCAGCCATGCGCTGCGCCATGTCGCGCGAGATGCACATGAAGCCGCCGGGGAGGCATTGCACCTCGACCAGCTCAGACTTTGTCACGGTGACGCCGTGCGGCATTGGCACGAAAGCGGGATCATAGCGTTCGCGGTTTTTCTTCGCGTAGGTGGCGCCGATCAGCGCCTTGTCGTGCGCCACCAGCCGCAGCACGTCGCGGCCGGTGAAGCCTATATCAGAGTCGATAAACACTAGGTGCGAACAGTGGCTCTCAAGGAAGTCCGCCAACACGCGGTTGCGTGCGCGCGGGATCAGGCTCTCGTTGCGGATGGTGTGCAGCGAAAGCGGGATCTTCCGGTCGTAGCATTCGCGCTGAAGATCAAAGACGCCCAGCAGAAAGTTGTCGTAGCAGACACCGCCATACATAGGCGCACCGATCATCAGCCCCGCCGGCTGGCGAAACAGATGAACGGCCGGTGCGGTGTCTGCTACTGCCACGGATCAGAGCGCGGCGTTGTTGAGGATGACGGTCGCGGTGGTGTCGGTGTTGGACACCGCCGCCGCAAACACGCCGATCTTGGTGTTGGACGTGGCCGACAGCGTGATCTGGCTGTTGGTGTTGTCCCAGTAGGCCGAGGCGCCAGCGGCGGCGCTGGTGCTGACGGCGTTCGGCTTGGCGAAGGACCACACGCCACCGCGAGACAGCGCCACCGCGGCGGCGCTGTCGGCGTTGGAGAGGGCCACGCCAAACAGGTTGGTGCCGACCACGACGACGCGACCGGACACGACGGCGTGAGGCGCGGCCACCTGGAAGGTGTCCACCGCGCCCTGCACGAAGTTAGTAGCCATGTTACTGCCTCCTGTTCGCGCTATCAGGCGCCGGCGTTGAAATAGCCGCCCTGGTGCCCGATCGCACCCACGGCGAAGTCATGCACCACCTCGACGGCCACGCCATCGGTGCCCGGCACATACTGATGCACTCGCACCTGCGGCGCCGTCTGGCCGTTCACGTAGCCGTAGACGTAGACGGGCGCGGCAGAGGGCGAGGCGAACAGATACCAGCGGTTGCCGACGATGTTCGCGTCCGACACCGGCGACAGGCCGGCATACAGGCCCACGTTGGCGCCCTGATCCGCGGTGATGCGGGTCGTGTAGCGGATGGCCGCGCCACGGTAGGCCGCGCCGGTGAGCAGGATGGCAGGCGTGAGGTTCAGCTTGATCCCGTCCAGGCTCGTCTGCGCCATCATCGAGGCGTAGCCGGCATCCAGAGTGGCCTCGCTGATCGCGCCGCCGCTGCTGGCCTTGTTGGCGCGGCTGGCGCCGGTGCCGAACACGGCCGCGTTGCCAGTGGCCAGCGTGGGGCCGTCACCGTTGGCGGTGTTCACCAGCGCATAGGCCAGCGCGTTCTCAAGATCCGCCACGCGGCGGCCGATCATCGCGCCGAAATCGGTGAAGGCACCGAGATCGTCGTTGATCAGCGCCTGACGGGTGATCCGCACCTGGCGCGCGTAGGTGTCAGGTGTGATGGTTTCACGCTTCTCCGAGATGGTGCCGGCCTTGATGGAGCCGCCTTCTTCCAGCTTCACCAGCGCCGGCATGTCCCCCGCAGTCAAGAACTTGTGCGCCTTGAAGTCATTGAAAGCGCGCTGGGCGAAAAACTGGCGATAGCTCGGCGCCGCCGCGGTGAAACCGGCCTCCAGCATCTTGTTGCCGGCGGCTTCCAGCAGCAGCGGGAAGTCGCTCGACGTGTGGAAGCTGCGCTCAATGAGGCGCAGGCGATCGCGCGGGCTGACACGCTCGCCACGGGCCGCCGCCAGCTCCATCAGCATGTCGGACGGACGCAGCGAGGCGAACTCGCGGAACCGCGGGTCGATCGCAGCGTCGGTGGCGAGCGACGGCATGGCGCGCACGGCGAGCGCGTGGCCCATGGCGCGGGCCATGACGGTCGGATCGTCGTTGGATTCGCCGCGCTGCGCGGCCGGCGCAGCCGGCACGCTGGCGGGCTGCGCGCTGGCGACGGCGGCGTCCCACAGGGCCGCGCGCAGGGCCTCGGCCGTCCAGCCTTCGGACTGCGCGCGGACATGCAGGTCATCCAGCGCCTGCTGCGGCACGCGGCCACGCGCGGCAGTCACGACAGGCGTCAGGGACGCCATGCGGGACCGTTCGGCAGTGACGGCATCCTGGGTGGCGCGGGTAGCATCGGCGGCGGGCACAGAGTCCGCCGCGTGGTTCTCGGTGGTCATGACAGACTCCGTGATTTCAGGGACGGGAAGCGCCTCGGCCAGAATGTCCGGCTCCAGCGCAGTCGCGCGGATGGCCGAAGCCTCACCGCGCACACCGGCCGCGGCGTCCACAGGGACCGCGACCAGAGAAATTTCGTAGGGTTCCCAATCCACGGCGCGGTGGATTGTCTGGCCGTCCGCCTGGATCGGCTCGTAGCGGAACACGCGGTAGCCCACGCTCACGTTGCGGAGCGTGCCTTCCTCCAACCGGCGCCAGATCGGTTCGACGTCCGGCGCGCGGGAAATCTGGATCTTTGCCACGCCGCGCCCGCCGGACACGCTGGCAGACAGCACGCGGCCGATCACCGACGACGCCGAGTAGTGGCTGTGGCTGTCCAGCAGCGGCGCCTGGCCGGAGGCGAGACGCGCCATCCGCACGGCGTTGCCGCTCATGTCCAGTTCTTCCATGATCTGGCCCAGCGGCGGCACGTAGTTCGGAGCGCGCGCGCCAGTGCTCCACACCACGTCAACGGTGCGGGCCTCGGCGTCGATCGTCATGGGCGCGGCCAGGGCGCGCGCCGCCGTCACGACAGCCGGAGCGGCGTCGCTGGTTTCGTCGGTCATGTTCGGAAACTCCGTTAGGCCGGCGTCTGCGGCAGCGCCGCACCCGTCGCCGCGATCTCGATCGCGGCGAGCTGCGCCGCGTCCTGCGCCGTGCCGGACTTGGCGACACGGCGCGGATCGGTGTCGAGCGCAATCCCGGCGTCATCCAGCATCGCGTTGTCGGTGCGGTAGCGTTCGACCATCTCGGCCATGGTGTTGCCGAAGCTCGCCACCGCCTCGGACTGCGGCACGAAGCCGGCGCGCACCTGGGCGATGAGCGCGTTCGTGTCCTTCAGCGGATCAATCATCTCATGCGGCGGCGGGACGTGCTCGACGCCCTCCGGCATGTCGGCAGGCCACAGGCCCAACATGGCGCCTTGCTGGTGGAACCGTGCGGCGGTGCGCGCCACCAACATCGGGATCATCATCCCGTATTGGATCTGCTCGCACAGCCGGCGGAACTCAATCTTGCCCGCGCGCAGGCTGGAGTAGTTGGCCTGCGTCAGATCGCCGGACACCTGATCGTAGGTGAGGCCGGTGCCGACAGCCGCGGCTTCCAGCGCACGCTTGGCGAGGCTCACATGCGCGCCGCTGGAGGACGGGTTGATCGCCTCGAAAGACGAGCCGGCGCCGTTCGTGCGGCGGTAGAGCAACAGGCCCGGCTCCAGCGTCTCCACCACGTTGCCGCGCGCATCGCGGAACAGTCCATCCGCGCCGGCACCTTCACCGCCAGCCGAGCCGATCACGCCCTCAGTGTCGTCAGTGACCGCGCCGGCAAGGCACGCCTCGATCTTGGCTTTCTGCAGCAGCGCGCTTTCGTATTCCGCCAGATCGCGCAAGTGCATCAGCACCGGCGCCAGCCACGACACGTCGCGCAACTGGCCCGGCCGGCGCTTTCGGTAGACGTGCATGACGTCCGTCGCCGGCACGCGCACGCTCTCCAGCGATCGAGCGCCCAGGAGGTAGGCGTTGCCAGGGTGCTCGCGATACAGCCAGTAGGCCACCGGCCGGCCGTCCGCGTCCAGGCCAATGCCCTGCACCGTCCGCTCGCCGGCCAGGATGCCGTTCTTCGTGGTGTCCAGGAAATCGCTTTCCAGCACCGCCAGTCGCAGCCCCACCGGGTTGGCCGGAGACACCGGGCCATACAGGAAGCGAATGAACACCTCGCCGCTTTCGACCACGCCGCGCATGATCAGCGCCTGCATGGCCGCGTAGTTCAGGTGGCCTTCCGCGTCGCAGTCCAGGCCCGTCGCCCACTTGCGCCAGGCGTCGGCGTGCGGCGCGTCGCGCCACGTCGTCGTGATCCCAGGCCCGACGACGTTGCCGGCCCACAAGTCCACGATGCGCGCGCCGTATGGGTTGTTGCGCACCGCCTCGCGCGCCCGCCGCGCCACAGTGAGCGCAGCCGCGCCTACCTCGGACGTGGCAGACAGGCCGCTGTCACGCCACGTCGTGTTGCGCGTGTTCACCGCCGCCGCGTAGCTGCGCTTGGCGCCGAAGCCGAGCCAGGAGAACAGGCCCATCACCAGCCCCGATTAAAGCGCACAAGCGTGGAGCGCGGGCCGGCAGCAGACGATGCCATCTCGGCGCGCATCAGGTTCCGCACCTGGATCATCTCAGCCAGCGAGCGATACTCTACCGTCTTGCCGTCGTGTGTGACGCGGGTGGTGCCGGTGGCGATCGAATCCTCCAGCGCCGCGAGCTGCGAAGCAGTCCACGCCATGCAGCCCTCCCTATCGTCTGATCCAGTTGCTATCGCGGAACCGCACCGCAGGCGGCGCCGTCACGGCCGGCGCCGTTGGCGGCACCGTCACGGCCACCGGCACATGCTCCGGCTCGATCGCGTCCGCCGCCTGGCGCCAGAAGCGATCGCCGTAGCGATCCGCACCCATCAGCCACAGCGCCGCGCGCGCGTAGACAGCGCAGTCCAGCGCCTCGTTCCTGTCGCGCAGCTTCGCCCATTCCTGGCGCTGGAAGCCGCGGCGATCCGTCACGGTGCGAAGCTGCTCGGCGACGAGCTGCTTGACCCACTCAATCTCAACACCCTGCGGCAGATGCACCCAGCCGCGCGGGTATTCCTCGCTCTCGGTGCGCTTGAGCCAGAGGCGCCGGTAGAGATCGGCCTTCCACGTCGATACGCTCACCGTCCACAGCTTGAGGCCGCGGCGCAGCTTCCTGCCGTTCACCTGCGCGTCCACCGGCGTCGGGCCTTGCACCGGCGCCGCCTTGTTCCAGCCTTCCACACCCTTGACCGGCGCGATCCGGCTGTCAGCCAAGCCGCGCAGGTGGCCATAGACGGCCGCCGTGTCCCGGCCGCCGGTGTCGACGCAGGCCCGGCCGATCCGCACCAGTCCGCCGCCCTGGCGCGGCCATGCGCGGTTCAGGATTTCGGACAGGCGCGTCCATGTCTCGGCCTCACGCGGACTGCCAGCGATGCTGACGTGATCCACAAGCCAGGACGAAAAGCCCTCGCCCCACGCCCACACGTCGCACTCCAGCCGATCGTCCTGCACGTCCACGCCGGCGGTGAGCACCGCCGCAGCTTCCGGCACCGTGCCGAGGCGGTAATCTTCGCGGCGCTCGGCGAGGCGTTCCCACTCCGGCGCGTCGCCTTGCTCCTGCCAAGTGAGCCCAAGAACGGTGTTCTTGAACGTCTTGAGCGCCTGATCCTTACCCTGCGCCGCTTCCCAATCCCGCGCGATCTGCTCCCAGGACAGCCAGCCTACCGGCGAGTAGAGCGACGAAATATGAAACCCGACGACGTGCGCCGCCTCTGCTTCCGCAGTTGGCCGCCACTCTCCCGCGCCCAGCATCCACGTCTTGTGCCGCTCCTCGATCGGCACCTCGCACTCGGCACAGACATAAGCCGCCGTCTCCGGCCGGCCCTTGTCCCAGCGCAGCCGCTCAAACTGGAGCCACTGCATCGCGCCGCAGTGCGGACACGGCAGGAAGAACCGCCGCTGATCCGACGCCAGATATTCGCGCTCGATCCGCGAGGCGCCTTCGATCGTGGGCGTTGAGACGAGGTATTCCTTCTTCCGCCGGCCAAAGGTGCGCGCACGCGCCGACGCCAGCGCGATCGGATCGCCTTCGCCTTCCACGTCGCCGGGATAGGCGTCCACCTCATCCATGAACAAATACCGCGCCGACATGGAACGCAGGCCCACGGCACTGTTCGCGCCGGTGAGCACAAGCTGGCCGCCGGCAAAATCCTTGGACAACATGGTGTTGCCGCTGTCCCGCTCGCGCGCCGCCGCGACGAGGTTGCGCAGGGATGGCGTCTCCTCCAGCAACGGCTCGATGCGCTGGCGGCTGAACCGCTTGGCCAGCTCCACCGTAGGCTGAACCGTCAGCATCGGTCCCGGCGCGTGCTGGATCACGTAGCCGATCCAGTTGTTGCCGCTCTCCGTGGCGCCCACCTGTGCGCCCTTCATGAACACCACGCGCTGGGCGGGGTGGGACGGCGAGAGGCAGTCCATGATCTCGGCCAGGTATGGCGTGCGGCTGTTGCGCCATGGGCCGGGTTCGGCGCTGCCCTTGCTCGACAGCATGCGGTTGCGCTCGGCCCATTCCGAGACGGTGAGCAACGGCTCCGGCTTGATCCCAGCGCGCCAGGCCGCGTCAATATCCGCGGCACCGTCGAACATTAAGCCTCCAGAACCGGCTCCGCGCGATCGGCTAGGTGGGCGCGGAGGCTGGCGTCAATGGCCGCCTGCAAGTTGTGTTGATCGACACCAAGATCCGCCGCGAGAAGCGGTGCGGCGCGAGCCGGCCAGGCCAGGATCGCGTCGCGTTCGCCTTGCGCCAATTCGCGAATGCGTTGCAGCGTCGGCTCTTTGGCGATCACGCTTTCTTCCAGGCGGGCCGCAACCACCTCGGCGGCGCGTCGCTTTGCCCGCTTTAGCTTCACGTTCTCGCCTTCGTCTGCCTCTTCGGCGTCGCCTTTCAGCGCGCGGTCGCGGAGAAAGCGAATGTAGCCTTGCACCGCCGGCGCCAGCTCATAGCGGCCACGCTCGGCCTTCGGGATCACGTCTTTCTCGGTCAGCTGCTGGACGCGCCGCTCGGTGAGCAGCAGCAGCTTGGCAATGGTGCCGATCGGATAGGTGGTGGTGGCGCTCACGCGGCCTCTTGCGTCTTGGTGCGAGCTTCGACTTCGGCAAACGTCTCGCCGGTGCGTTCCAGCTTGGCATGCTGGCCGGTGAACTCCTGCCAGCGGCGGACAGCTACGTCGACATAGACCGGGTTAAGCTCGATGGCGTGGCAGGCGCGGCCGGTAGTTTCTGCGGCAATTATCGTGGTGCCAGAGCCAGAGAAAGGCTCATAGACGGCTTGGCCTGGGCTGCTGTTGTTCTCGATCGGGCGCTTCATGCACTCGACGGGCTTTTGAGTGCTGTGGCCGGTTTCGGATTTGCGAGGCTTCTCGATCTGCCAGAGAGTGGACTGCTTGCGTCCGCCCTCGTAGTGGCCCGTCTTGCCTTTGCGAACGGCATACCAACAAGGCTCATGCTGCGGGTGGTAGTCGCCGCGGCTAATCACGAATTGGCTTTTGCCCCAAATGATCTGCGCACGAATTCCAAAGTCACACGCCATCAGGCTCTCAGCTACGACGTGCGCTTTGTTGCCGGCGTGCCAAACGTAAACCACGTCGCCGGGGAACAGCGCCCAGGCTTCGCGCCAGTCCGCCGTGTCGTCATTCAGGACTTTGCCAACCGCGCGACCAGCGCTAGGCGAGCCGTCGCTTCGCATGGCCTTGTTCCGCCAGTCAGCGTCGTATTCCACCCCATACGGCGGGTCCGTCACCATGAGGTGCGGCTTCACGCCGTTGAGCGCCTTCTCCACCACCAGCGCGTCGGTGCAATCGCCGCAGACGATCCGGTGCCGGCCAAGCAGCCAAACGTCGCCCAGCACCGACACCGCTTCGTCTTGCGGTTCCGGCACGTCGTCGGCGTCAGTCAGGCCCTCAGTTTGCTCAATCGTCAGCCGCGCCAGCTCGTCGTCGTCAAAGCCAGTCAGCGCCAGATCCAGCCCGGCGTCGCGCAAGTCGCCCAGCTCCAGCGCCAGGAGCTCGTCGTCCCACTCGGCTTCTTCATGCACCCGGTTGTCGGCCAGGCGATACGCCTTGATCTGGTTCGGCGTCAGCCCTTCCGCGACGTGGATAGGCACCTCGGCCATACCAAGCTGCTGCGCGGCCAGCAGGCGCGTGTGGCCAACGACGACAACCATGTCGGCGTCCACGACGATCGGCTGGCGCCAGCCAAATTCGCGCAGGCTGGCGGCTACCTTGGCCACTGCGCCGGTGTTTCTGCGCGGGTTACGCGCATAAGGCACGACGCTGCCAATCGGGACCGTCTGAACCTTCAAGCGGGCACCTCGGTGGAAGCGAAGCCGGGGAAAAACTCTGCCACTAGCGAACCAACGCGCTTTCGCCACCCGCAT